AGCAAATGGAGCAAGAGAAGGATTAGATGCAGTTTGTAAAAATTGCATTAATCTTTGACTACGCACTTCATTAGCCATCAAACTTTCTGTTCCACGTGCAATAACTTCTAAGTCACCTTTTATTTCAGGATTAAAATTAAACTGCATATTAAATCTAAACAAACCCTCACCTAGAGGTTTAAGTAAATAATCATCTAAGTTTTTAATTACAGTTTTTATACTACCACTTGCTGCGTTCATAAGCATAGATATACCTGATGCAGTTCTTCCCACACCTGATACACCTGTCTGTCCATGTGCGAAAGATGGTAGTCCTGTGCTTTCATCTGCTAACTGTCTTGCTTTATCAAATAGTTGCATATTCTCATTTGATACATTTGGAAACTTTGTACCAAAGATTGCTTGACCCGGTGCTCCACCCTGTCTTCTAAATATTTTACCCGGATATACAGATAAGTCTTGACCCGGAACTAAGTTTGTTTCATCTACCTCTATTAACAAGTTTCCTGATAACACAGCGTTATCTACTGCCATTCTCATGAAACCATTCATCAAAGTTTGTGTATCATCCATATTCTCTGCTAAACCAACACCAAAAAATGAATATGGATTAAGTTCATATGGAGCTGCCATAAAAGGTATCTTGGCAGGTTTGAATGGGTTTAACACTGCTCTGAGTAACTTCCCATTGCAAACCCATATATTTGCTTGTAACTCTTCAAAGTCTTCAAGTTCTTTTGGTATATCTACGTTTTGCTCTATGAGCATATCAACGTCTATCATACCCCAATATTCTAGAACTTCAAATCTATTGATATAGTTTTCTTGATTATAATCTGTTAAATCATCTTCCCAATATTTTTTAACATAGTTCTCACCATCTGCTATAGCTTCTTCAATAACTGTCTCTCTAAAGTAAGGTCTACGTTTTAGAGCACGTAACTCTGTTCTAGACATCTTGTGTCTTTCAATAACATACTGAGATTGTTCTATATTAGTTGCATCAGGGTCAGGATAAAAATTCCACACAGATACATGATTAACCTGTGGTATAGTTTTAAATATAGGACTATATTCACCATCATCACCCCAATTAGGATATTCTTTATCAATTGCAAAAGGTCCTTTCATAACTCCTGTGCCAAACAATGCCATTTCAAAAGCTGTGCTTCTTAAATGTTTATTAGCATTTGACTCTTGCAGTTGGTCTACGATTTGTTTTTCCATAGCCTTTGCTGCAATCATAGCAGGACTAAAGGTTATCGCTGTCGGAGTTTTACCAGCACCTTCTTCCAAGTTTTCAACATCTTGCAAAACTTCTTGCAAAGGACCAAGCCTTTCTTCCAAACTTTTTGCAGTTGCTCCTTTAGGTAACTCTTTACCATCTTCAGGGAAACCATAAGGAGATTGTAAGTCTCCTTCGTCTTCTCTATTACGTAATTGTTCAGGTTCTTTAGGGTCGAAAGAAACATCTTTTGCTACTCCTTCAGGTAATTCTGTTGGCTCTATACTTATAGGAAACTTATTTCCTGCAAATAAAACATCTGCTATTTGCCCATATGCAGCCAAAGTTTTAGTTTTTGTAATCTTTATAAATACTCTAGACTTTTCTGCTTCCGTAAATTGAACATCAGGTCCATATAAACCTCTGTAGTTTCTATAAGCTCTAATCCATCTTTGCTCATCTTCGTATCTATAATCTTCTGACTTTTTAAAACTACCTATAACGTGGTCTACTATGCTAGACACATTCATATCAGTTTGTTCTGTATTCTCTGCGTCTTCTAAAGCTATTGCTTCATCTTCTATGTTTAATTCATCTTCTGCCATATTAATATCCAAATGTTGCATCAGCTACAGGCATACTACTTCTTGGTCTACCCATAGGCTCATAGTCAAATATACTAAATCTTGGTCTTGACATTATACCATATCGTAAAGCGTCATACAAGTGGTCTTCTGCTTTTGTATCCACATCTTCAGGATTCTTTTTATCTAAAGGTATTGCAGGTAACTGTGATATCATTTCTGTGCAAGTATTAAAAAAGACCATTCTTGGTTCTTCTGTAAATTCATCTACTTGTAAACGTCTATGTATTTCGTTTTTACCTGATACTCTACTTCCTCTACTTCTATCTGAAGGTCTAAATCTACAACCTTTTTGTATCATCTGTTCAGCCAAAGAAGGACCAGTATCACCACGTTTATGCCAAAGAGAGCTATCCAAAACCCCATACTTAATATTTCCATCATCAGCTTCTAAGTCCAATATCATATCTGCCAAATCTGTGGCAAGGACTTTGCTAACATACAACTCTCTATATACAACAAGTTGCTCATCTGGAGAAACAGCAAACCACAACACAGCACTATAAGAGCCATAACCATAATCACAAGACCTAAACTTAACCCAATTTCTTGGAATGTCAAAAGGTTCAATAACGTGAGTATTCCTATCAAACTCAGTAAAAGCAGCACCTTCTTTAATATCCCAATCGCCTTCAAGCAACTGCTTCTGTTGGTGTTCAGGTAAGGAAAGAAGCATTGCTTCATAGTCTCCCTGACTTGACAAATACGGATTGTCAGATAACCTAGCAGGTATAAATCTTCTTTTAAATAAAGGCTCACCTGCTTTACTGTGTCCGTCAGGATACTTGAGAACCTTTCCTGTTTCAATGTTTGTGGCATTAAATGCTCTTCCATAAGGTGCAGGGTCAATAAACATTTTTTTAACCCACTGATGCCCAGGACCTCCCGGGTTTGTTGTTGCCCTCATGTACACAGGTAAATCGTGTGCAGTAGAACGTAATCTTGACCTCATGTAATTCCAAGCAAATGGTGTTGCCCATTGTGTTAATTCATCAAAGCCTATCCAACTAAAGGCTAAACCTTGATATCTTAGTACGTCATCATCTCGGTCTAGGTAGGACATCCACAGTCTTGCACCTGATGGAGCTACCCATTGCATCTTTCTTTCTGACCACTTTATCCCTTTCCATATGAGGGGATACAATTCTCTTGACTTCCAAACAAGTTCTCTTAGTTCTTCTGTCGTGTGTCGTAATAACAATCCACTAAACTGTGGATGACCCATATATCTTAGTGGGTCTGCTAACATAGCATATGACTTACCACCACCTGCTGAACCACCATATAATACTTCTCTTTCAGGTGCAGCAAGGAACTCTGTTTGAGGTCCTTCGTTTGGTTTAAAAACTATATTCTGTTCTTCTTCAGGTATAGCTTCTACATCATCTGCTACTTTATGCTCTTGCTCCAACTCTACCTTCTTCGATGGCTTTCGCTTTCTCGATTGCTTTCTGGGCATATTCGGACCATCGTTTAAGAGTTCTAGCTTTGTTCTTACGTTGTCGCTCATGTAATAATCTTTTCCTTAAACCTATGTGAGATATCTGTCTGCCTGTTTTTGTTGTTAGCCAATTTGCAACTTGTCTAAGTGAATATTGTTTTATATATTTTCTAGCTAACTCTAATGCTTCTAACTCGTAGGGTATAGGGTCAAGTAATTCTTTATCGTCTTCGTTAACTTTATATCCAAAAGGAACAGTCCTAGCTATACGTGGTATCTGTATCCATTCTTTTTGGTCTTCATCTTTTAAATCTGTTGGTTGTGGTAACTTCCACTTTCCTAAACTTCTATCCATTGTCTTTCTTTGGTGGTAGTATCATCACACCACCTGATGCTTCCACCTGCACCTTTTCAGTTTTAACTAATCCAACTCTATCTAATAATTCTTTTGAGGCAGATAGTCTATCTCTAATACCTAACTGTGTTGGGTCATCTAGACCACTCACCATAGCTACAGCAGCTTTAGGTGCATTGCGACTCATATACATTTGAGTTGCTTCCATAATCTCTTCTTTCATAGAAGCTATAACACTAGAAGTAGATGTGTGTTCTGAATATCCTGCAAGTAGTTTTGCCTGTACTACATCACCATTTGCTCGGTCAAAGAGAACATCTAAAAACTTTTGTTGTCTTTCTGTTAGTTCCCTCTTAGTCATATAGGCACTCCATATCTTATAACTCTATCTATTAATCTTTGTGCTCTGTTAGTTGTCTGCTTGTACCA